TTACTTCTGTTCGAGTTCCTTCATTCGGGCTTCGTGGTACTCGACTTCACGAATGGCACGTTCTCGTTCAAGCTGCTGACGCTCGGCTTCCCATTTGGCATTGCGAGCTTCACGCTCAGCCTCAAGAGCAGCATTACGCTTCTCACGCTTGCGGTCGTCGATGGTGTCAATGATGGACCTGACAATCCAGAACACGGCCAGAACCAGATAGAGGGACAGAAGCAGGATGCAAAGAATCGTAGTAGCGTTCATGGTACGTACCTCCTTAAGACAGGAAATCTTCATCCGCATCGGTGGAGAAGTCAGATGCTGCGCTGGACTTGCCGCCGAGGGGTTCGCCGTCACGGATCTTCTGCAGGTTGTTCAGCCCACAGGCGATGCCCTTGTTGCCGTTGGAGTTGAAAGCGTAGAAGTTGATGCTGGCACGACCGTACACACCGGAGTAAAACTCGGAGCGGGTCAGGATCGGATTGCAGTCAGCGTCTACGATTCCGGGAGCCGTAGCGGAGTTGGCATTGATGAAGTAGCTGCCAGCGTAAGCCGGATCATCCGGACGCTCGGTGTCGCCGTCACGGAGAGGCGTCTTGATAGCGGCGAGAGGCGGTACGGTGCGACCGTTGCCTTTGAGTTTGGCCTGACCTTCCTCATAGGCCGCCTGAATCGCTGCCTTGATCTTCTGAACGGTCACGGTGTCAGTCTTCGGAATGATGAGACTGACGCTGAACTTCGGGGTGCCGCCGTTGATGGACTTGGCCTCCCAGACATTGGCATAGGACCAACGGGTGTCCTTGCCGGTGATAACCTTCATGGGGTTTGCGAGCTTAGTAGAATTTGACATATTAGTTATCCCCCTTGAAATCATCGATAATGGTTGTCATTGCCGGTCTCTTATCGCTGTCCGGCACCAGCGTGGGTTTTCCTTGAGGCTTGGTGATCAGGCCTCCAAGAATGTCGTTGAACTGTTTCTTTCCGAGAAGTGAGGTCATGGCGGTGACGCCGAGAATCTTGTGTTCGTAGGGGTCGTACCCGGCAGTTGTCACGGCTGCGATGACGGCATTCTCGTCTGTGTACTTGCGGTTGGAGCGGCCCTCGACCAGCTTGTAGCCGGACCACTGTTTACCGCTGATGGCTGACTGAAGCGCATAGTCCTTGATGTCGGAGGCCCAAGCGATCAGCTCGTCGATGCGACCGAGGATTTCTTCGACCTCTTCATCTGTCAGCAGAGGCGGCTGCCTGAACTCGAACTTGGCAAGCTCCATGTTGGCGTTGGCTCTTTCACGGCAGTCAGTCTTGGCCTTGCAGAACTGGCACCATTCGCCGCAGTGGTATTCACCGTCTCCGTTGAAGGCAAGCTCTGCAGTCGGGGCCAAAACCTGATCGGCCCACTCGTAGAGTTCCTCCTTCGGAATGGTGAAAGTGCTGACGTTGGAGCGTCTGGGCTGGTAGATGGTCATGCTGACGGTGTCGATGTCGTAGATGCAGTCGAACAGTTCCAACGCACCGAGGGCGTACAGCTTCATCTGCGGGTTGTCGTCAGCCTCGACCAGAACGCCTCTGCCGTGCTTGTAGTCCACGATGTGGAGCGTCCCGTCTCCGATAATGACGCAGTCGCCGGTGCCGAAGCCCTCCTCGACATACTCGGAGTAGTCGAGCCGCTGTTCGATCAGGACCACGGGGTCCGGGCAGGTCTTCTTGGCTTCTTCAACCAGCTCCATCACGAAGGCCACATAGCCGTTGGCGCATTCCTCCATTTCGGAGTTGTACCAAGTGAGGTCTTCGGTCGGGTCCCTTGCTTCCATACCGAGAGCCGTCCGGAGCTTGAACTCACAAAGAGCGTGGGCGTCGGTACCTTCGGCTGCGAAATCGCTGCCTTTGTCGTCGTAGCCTTCACAGAGCCTTGCCGAAGGTGGGCAGTTGAGCCACCTGTGCGAAGACGATGCAGAGAGAAGTGCGTGCTTAGGCATTTCCGAGCACCTCCGCATCCGCCACCAGAGCCTTGTAACTTGCCGGGTCAACCTCGGAGAGCTTCTTGGCACCGTACTTCAGGAGAAGGTCACGGATCTGAGCGGTGAAGCCATCACGGGACTTTTCTGCCAGAATCGCTCTGACCTCTTCGAGGGTGAGTGCCTTTTCCGGTTCCGGAGCAGGGGCCGCTTCCTCGGTGCCGCTGAATGCGCCGGTCAGCCAGTTGGCGACGTCGTTAATAGAAGATGCAATATCCCGCAACTCCCTGATGGTCGCTTCCATTTCGCTCATTTTGCTCATCACGTTTTTCTCCTTCCTGAGATTGGCTTGTCTGGTTCAGCTGGATCAGCTTCCTCGCCAGACGTCTTGACACTACGCTGATTGCCGTAAGCACTCCGATGAGCTCTTCATCGGTGACGGCTTTGTTGGGTCTGGACTCACTCATTGGCGGTTTCTCCTTTCTGAGGACCTGTGTTGTTTTGCTGTCCTCAGTACCCACTGGAGGGAAACCGGTGTTTTGAACGAAAAAAAACTGAAAAATTTTAGGCCGCCGCAGAATTGCTTCCACGGCGGCCTTTGTTGGGTATTAGATGAAGTCCTTCAGGGCTTCGCGCAGGATGGAGAACACCTTGTTCTTCTGGTAGTTGATGGTCGACTGGCGTTTGCCCATGTCGGCAGCGATTTCACGCTCCGTCTTGCCCTGCATGATAAGCTCGCAGATGCGTCTGCCGTCCGGGTCAAGGCGGTTCAGCTCGTCGTATAGAGCGTCGAGCAGTTCCTTATCCATAAGGATGGACTCCGCAGACGATACGTCGTCGGCCAGCGTGTCACCAAGGGTAAGCTCGTTTTCCTCGCCTCCGATAGGCGTGTCGATGGAAACCTTCTTACCGGCAGCGTATAACGGGCAGCCGGGGCAAACACCGTCACACTTCCAAAGCTGGGCCTTGGTGCAGCGGCACTCGCCGTTCTTCTGGGCATGGTAGCGGGTGTTCCAGATGGGCTGGTAGTATGCCCTGTAAATTTCCTCGCTGACCTCGATAGGGGTCCCGTCGACCGGGATAAAGTACTTCTTGTCGTTGTTTTGCATGAAAATTTTCTCCGTTCGATTTGCTTGGAACGGAGGAAACCTTCATGGTCAGCTGCAAATGGGTATAGAAATCCAACCACAGTCCCGACGGAGATTTCTCCGTTCCGGTCTGCAGCTTCCCGCTCAAAAGGCAGCTGATGATATTTACTTGTGGCCGTCAGGAACCGTTGAGCCACAGGTGATCAGTCGGTGCAGCCCCTGACGGTGAGCAGTTTTCTGTCTTGCTCAGGACAGTTTTTTAGTCGAGATCCACTTCGATGGCGTACAGTTCGCTGAAAATTTCAGGCAGGTCGCTTGGGTTAAGGTCCCAAGTGCCGTGTGCGCCGTAGCGTTTGAAAACAGATTCAACTACTGCTGAGCCCAACTGAGACTCGATGGCAGCAGCGGTGTTTTCAATGTTCACGATCCAGTTGTTACGTTCACGCTTTGTCACTGCTTGTCCCTCCTTGTCAGGTTCAGCTTCCTAATCCGGATAGTAGGCTGTTGATGCTGCCGACCACTCAGCTCCGGATCGTTCATGGCCGGTGAACGAGCTGAGAGGCGGCTTCTGTTGAATGGCGATTGCTTGAAAGTGAGTTTGTGTCGGTTTGTGCCTGTTATTGCCCAATGCTATTGATTTTTAGGCTAGAGTGTGATATAATAAAATATCAAGGCCCACAGGCCGACGGCTCAGTCTCTCTCATCTCCGCCATCCACTAATAAGATACCGAGATGAAAAAGGACTTCCTATAAGCGCAAGGACCATGAAAAAGGACTTTCAGGACTTTTGATAGGACTTTTTCTGAAAGGGGTGATTTGCATAGATTTCGCTCATTTTTGCAGGGGTATATACAACTCTACAGAAGGCGTACCAAATCAAGATGCATTTGTAATTGACGTCTTTAAAGCTGCAGGCAGTAGCTACTCCTTTACAAAGAAAGGTGCCTATAGCAACTCAAATTACGGGGTAAAACTGTTCAATGGCGGCAAGCTTCTTTCGAGGAACCACAGAAGCTCTTTTCCAAATCCGATAAATACTACCGGTCTTGCGAAGTACCTGTCGGAGCATATAAAAAAAGCGTCCGTCAGAACCGTGATGAACTACTTCACGATCCCAACGGACGCAGATATAAATGCTTCGGCTTTGACAAAAGCCCTCGCTGACCAGCTTCAGATAATCATACACGAGCCGGATTCCGATGCTGATGTCGTAGCGACGAACTATCAGCAGTATTTGTCCCAGCCGGAAACGGACGAGCCGTCATTCCATAAGCCGCTCTATGATGGAGATGCTTTCTGGATTGAAACGGCATCTGCCGACCGGCGACATGTCGTTGATTTTTACGAGCACTTCACCCACACATGGAAACTACTTAACTCTGGTAAGGTCGCATGGACGGGCCGAAGGCTTATCTGCATAAACGAGGATTCTATCACTCCATGTGCCATGCAGCTGTCAATTGACATACCGGATACGGCTCCAAATGGACGAGCTGTTGTGTCGGTTGAATTCGATGCCCGTGGCGATGAGGACGCTTTTGAAAGTCATTGGGTTATGGTTGATAAAAACAATAAAGAGTGCTACCCAAACTATTCAAGCCCATTCAATGTAACGATTGTAGTAGAGAACAAGACATTTAAGAGATCTGGAGGTAACTAAATTGGGTAACGAGAACATTGAAAAATGGTCAACATTGAAAGAAGTCCAAGCATACCTTGGCGTTGGCAGAGAAACCATTTTGCAGTGGATCGCTAAAAGAAATATGCCAGCCTATAAAGTGGGTAAGCTGTGGAAATTCAAGCTGTCAGAGGTGGATGATTGGATTCGTTCCGGCGGCGCTGCCGATGATAGCAAAGCTGAAGATTAAGACCGTTTTAGGGGACAGTATTTGTTGTATGATAAAAGTAGCTTGATAGCCAACATAAATGAGGCAAGAAAGGAATTAGAACATGGACAATCAAGTTCATAATCAAATAGTAAGTTTTATATGGGGCATCGCAGATGACTGCCTGCGCGATATTTATGTGCGCGGCAAATACCGCGATGTCATTCTGCCGATGACGGTTATCCGTCGTCTGGACGCCCTTTTGGAAGATACCAAGCCTGCTGTGCTCGAAATGAAGGAAAAGTTAGACGCCGCAGGTATTGACAACCAGTGGCCGGCACTGTGCAATGCCGCAGGACAGGCATTTTGCAATGCATCTCCTTTTCTGCTGAAGGATCTGACCAGCAGAGCAAAGAAACAGACTCTGAAAGCAGATTTCGAGGCATATCTGGACGGCTTTTCTCCGAACGTGAAGGAGATTTTAGAGAAGTTCAAATTCCGCAATCAGATTGATACCATGATTGAGGCGGACATTCTCGGTGCGGTGATTGAAAAGTTCGTGTCCTCGGATATTAACCTCAGTCCCAATCCGATTTATAAGGATGAAGAGAAAACCATCCTCAAGCATCCGGGACTGGACAATCACGGCATGGGCACGATTTTCGAGGAACTGATTCGCCGTTTCAACGAAGAAAACAACGAGGAAGCCGGGGAACATTGGACGCCCCGTGATGTTGTGGAACTGATGGCCGACCTTATCTTCATGCCGATTGCCGATCAGATCAAGGACGCTACCTATTCCTGCTATGACGGAGCCTGCGGAACGGGAGGTATGCTCACCGTGGCGCAGGAGAGACTTCAGACGCTGGCAACAAGGCGCGGAAAGAATGTCTCCATTCACCTGTTCGGGCAGGAGATCAACCCGGAGACCTATGCCATTTGCAAGGCGGATATGCTGCTCAAAGGCGACGGTGAACAGGCAGATCACATCAGCTACGGCTCCACGCTGTCACTGGACGGAAACGCCACCCGGCAGTTTGATTTCATGCTCTCCAATCCGCCATACGGAAAGAGTTGGAAAACAGACGCCGATAAGATGGGCGGCAAAAAGGAGATTCTCGACACCAGATTCAACGCCTACCTTGAAGGCGGCGAACAGCTTACCATGCTCCCGCGCACCAGTGACGGGCAGCTCTTGTTCCTGCTGAACAATGTGTCGAAGATGAAAACGGACACGCCCCTCGGCAGCCGCATTGCAGAGGTACATAACGGTTCGTCCATCTTCACGGGCGATGCGGGAAGCGGCGAGAGTAATGCCCGACGTTATATGATCGAGAACGATTTGGTGGAGGCCATTATCGCCGTGCCGGAGAATATGTTCTACAATACGGGCATCGGCACATTCATTTGGGTGCTTTCCAATAAGAAGGAGGATCGCCGCAAGAGTAAAATTCAGCTTATCGACGCAACGGCGATGAAGTCGGCACTGCGCAAGAACATGGGCAAGAAAAACTGTGAGTTTACCGAAGAAATCCGCAAGGAGATCGTCCGCATTTTCCTCGCAATGGAGGAAAGCGAAGTCAGCATGATTCTGAACAACGAGGACTTCGGCTATTGGAGCGTGACGGTGGAGCGACCGCTGCGTCTGCGCATATACCCCGACAGACCGATTCCGGCAGATACATTCAAGAATTCGGACGAATACGACGGCGTAATTGCTGCTATCGAAAAGGCTGCGAAAACCGCACCGTTGGATGATTGGACTGTCTTTGCCAAGGCTACCAAGCTGAAAGCCGCCGCGTTGAAAAAGGTGCGCCCATTTATCACCGAGAAAGACCCGGCTGCGCAGCCAATCGAGGGTGAACCGGATGTTGATCTGCGCGACACGGAGAATATTCCGTTCACCTATGCGGGCGGCATTGATGCCTTTATGAAAAGCGAGGTACTGACCTATGCACCGGACGCATGGGTGGACGAGAAGAAAACGCAGGTCGGCTATGAGATCAGCTTTACGAAGTATTTCTACAAGCCCGTTGAGCTGCGCCCCATGGATGAAATTTTGAAAAGTCTAAACGACTTGGAGCAGGAAGTCGACGGATTGTTGGCAGAGATATTGGAGGGAGTTGAATGA